CGGCATTATGTATCAGGGAGAGAACATCCCAATGGTAACAAAGGATGGAGTTACCGTCGCAGAACACATAACCTTTGAGGATCCATTTGAGAATATGGGAGCACAGATTGTAAAGCAAGCAGCTAAACAATCAGCATCGAATGCCGGAGATGGCACAACCACAGCAACTATTCTCACTCGTGGTATTCTAAACCGAGCCCAAAAGTATATTGTGGCAGGTGCTTCACCAACCGAAATCAAGCGAGGAATGGATAAGGCTTGCGAGGCGATTGTAACAAATCTCAAAGAAATCGCAAGACCTGTCCAATCCAAGCAAGACATTGAGCACATTGCAACCATCTCAGCAAACAACGATAAAGGCATTGGAACGCTGATCGCTAATGCTGTCGACTCTGCTGGAAAGGATGGTTCTGTTCTTGTTGAAGAAGCGAGATCAATCAATACATCTTTGGATCTAATCGAAGGCTTCAGAATCGATCAAGGTTGGTTGTCATCAAAGTTTATCACAAACGAGAGACAGAACACAGCCGAGTATCATGATCCACTTATTCTTATCACAGACGAGCAGATTGATACCGTTGAGCAAATCTATCCTGCACTTGAACTGGCAGCGAAAGATCAGCGCCCCCTTCTTATTGTTGCCAACGAGGTTGAAGGTCAAGCACTTGCTGCTTTGATTGCTAACGCTGTGCGAGGAACTATGAAGGTGTGTGCCGTCAAATCTCCACGCTATGGTGAAGAACGACGCTCTATTTTAAGAGATTTGGCTGCCTCGGTTGGCGGGACGTTCATTACCCGTGAAGATGGTTTGCTTCTAAAAAATGTTCAATTAAAGCAATTTGGAAGGTCAAAGTCTGCAACTGTTTCTAAGTTTGCAACCACAATCGTTGGAGGTCTAGGTGATGAGGAAAATATTGAAACACGAATTGAATCAATTAAAAACGAGATTCAAGAAACGGAAGATATGTCGACGTGCGAAAGACTTCAAGAAAGAATTACACGACTTGCTTCTGGTGTCGCTGTTATTCGCGTGGGTGCTGCAACAGAGGTAGAGATGATTGAAAAGAAGCATCGAATCGACGATGCTCTCGAAGCAGTCCGCTCTGCATTAGAAGAAGGTATACTCCCCGGTGGCGGTGTCGGTTTGCTCCGAGCATCCGTTGGGCTTTATATTGAAACAGATAATGAAGAGCAAGCTCTTGGAGCTAAGATTATTCTTGACGCAGTACAGGAACCACTGCGGCAACTATGTATCAACTCAGGTGAGTCGGAGGATCTGATCCTTGATGGTGTTGTTCACAAGACTCAAAACCAAGGCTATAATTTCCTCACAAGAAACTATGTAAACATGCTTGACGAAGGCATCATAGATCCCTGTAAAGTAACTCGCTGTGCATTACAAAACGCTGTATCAGCCGCATCAACTTTGTTAACTATGAATTATGCGATTGTGGATATCAAGGACTAATTACAATGGATGAAAAAAACATGGACACACACGCACATATAATTGCTTTAATTCAAGAACTCAGAGGTGATCTCCAGCGAATAGCAGAGAAGCAAGATGAGATGAATGAAGATGTAAAGAAGATCAAAGAGGCTGTGTATAATCCCGATTCAGGATTATATGCTCGCCTCCGAGATCTAGAGCAATGGAAAGAGACTTATTCAAAAGTTACTTGGGGTGTCCTTACGACTGTCATAGGTCTAGTTACTGCAACAATATATAAAATGATAATTGAGGGTTGACAAACCTATTAAAACGTGTTATAATATATTATAAACTCCGGAGGTAAATATGAGAGTTAGATTATCGTATTCAGTCGAACTAGATGAAGTTCCCGAAACCATATCTGAATTAATTGATGACGAGCTTGGACGCTTAAGTTACTGCGACCACATTGCATCAGAGGTTGTAGAACAACTAAAGAAAGAAGACCCTGAAGTCACATCTTGTATTAAAAAGATAGATAGAATCAGAAGAGCTCTTGGCGCTTTGGACTTAAGGCTATCAGACTGCGAGTCATTACTTGAAGGCTATATTGAGGCTACGAAGCCACCAGAACCGCAACAAGTAACTCATCACTCTGGCCATGATATAAATGTTGTGACTAATGAGAACGCCGGTGATATGGGTGTTCAAATTGCACCAACGCCTGCTGAAGATGAACAGCTTGACGGAGATTATTAAAGTAATGTTTTGTTATCGAGAGGGGGACCTTGTAAACATTCCTCAAGACACTTGGCTTTTTAATGAAGAATCGTTGCATAAAGGCCTTCTTTTTCCAAAGAAAGTTGTACACGAACCTTCCATTGCCTGCGTTGTTTCATCCGAAAAAGAAGGCAATTTATTAAAGGTTTTTATTAAAAATGAGTATTTTTTGGTCAAGTCTAAGGACGTTCACTTTGCAAACAGGCTGGTCTGCGATGCTAGTTGAATTAACAAAGGTTGTGGTTCTAAAAGAGAACATTAAAATACAGAGGGTTTATATCAATCCTGCTAGTATTGTATCAATCGTCGAAGACAATCTAAAATACCATTCTTTGAAAGAGTCCTTAATTAAAGCCGGAGTTCATAACCAACTATCAATCTCAGAGGTTAAAATATTTGACGGTGCTGAAACTGAAACCATTACTGTGCTCGGTGATCCCAATACGATCAAAAGCAAGCTATCTAGAAAGCAAGTTCTGAGAGGTTAAATTGTATTATAATTTTTCTTTTTGTGACAATATTAAAATTTATGAAAAAGAAATTAGCTTCTTAGATAATCTCATCGGCGCTAACAACATTACTGTTCATAATGCTACTACATTGCCCTTTGCTTTCGCTTTATCCAATAGTAGGAAGTTATTTGCAAACTTTAATCAAACAAGTCTCTTCTTTATGTTCTGTGCCTTTGAAACAGAGAAAGATAGATTCTTAACACATATAAGAAGATATTTACCATTTGATGAAGAGTTTATAAATTTTGCTTTAAATAGAGAGGTTTCAATTGATCCATGGAAAGAGGCCATTGTTTCATATCTTTTGTGTTTCGCTTCAACCGCTTTGTGTTCTTTTGATGGACCATTTGGTGACGTTGACGAATCATTACTGAGACAACACTTAAATAAAATATCCAGATACCCCGTCAGAAACTTAACTTGTTATTATAAAGAAAGTTTACCAACCGGTGGTATCAATTTGTTTGAATTTCCAGAATCGATAAATAATATACCAACTAATTCAATTATTGTTACAAATAAATCCTATGATGACAAACAACTATTGTTTGAGGATAAATTAAAAATTTATGGAGTTTAAATGCATTATTATAAAATTATAGGCTATGCCTCTTGTCCTTGGTGCCAACGGGCTAACTCACTATTATTACAAGAGAAATTACCTTTTGTTGCATCTTGGGTTGAAAACTCATGGGCTCTCGTAGGTCACTATAAAACTATTTATGATATGAAAACAGTGCCAATTGTTTTAAAAGTTAATCTTGAAACGGGGGAAGAAAATGTCATCGGAGGATATACAGATCTTAAAGAATACATTGACCAAGCGCTACATCAAGAAAGCGATTCGAAAGCTGACTAAATATGCGTATGACGAGCTTTATGTTCTCGTAGAGTTTGTTGAGGATAGCCAAGAGTGTTCTTTTGGCCCAGATTATGAAGATGATTATGACCCTGAACTGATTGGTGATATAGAAATAGGAGATGACCTTAAATTAGAAGAACAATATTATGCTTTAATACACGAAATTGGACACGCTATGCTCCACTACCAAGAAAGAGAACCTGAGAGCACTATCTTACTTGAAGCAGCGTGCTGGATAGAGGGGTTAAACAAAGCCAAAGAACTCGGGCTTAAAGTAAATGAAAAAGAGTTCACAAAGCAAATGTTTCACGCATTAGATTTATATAGAGAGGTGAAAAGTGATAGTTGATAAACCATGGGGCTATGAGCACATTTGGGCTAAGACCGATAAGTATGTTGGCAAAGTTCTATACATTAACGAAGGCGAGAGATTATCTCTTCAATATCATAGGGTAAAAGAAGAAACAATTTATGTTGTTGAAGGTGTCCTTGAACTTGTTTTAGAGGAGGGGTCTCGAAGAGATAGACACTCAGTCTTTCTCGAACCTGGAGACACATTTCACATTGAGCCTTTGACTATACATCGTTTTGCTGCGACTCAAGGAACTGATGTAAAATTAATGGAAGTCTCTACCATTGAGCTTGATGATGTTGAGAGAATCGAAGACGACTATTCCAGAACATAACAACTAGTTACTGTATGGGGGGACTCTGCCATGCGGTATGTCAAACATTTATTATTAGGGATCATTGCCTTATCACTGATGGGCATTGGTCCTTTTTTGGGTAAAAATACACTTGAGGACAAAACTAGATCCTCATATATGATCAATTGCTTTTCAGACGGCCAACTTATTGGCGCTGGCTCAGGCAATCATTTTGTTCATCGAGGTCAAAACTTTATTTTAACTGCATATCACGTAATTCAGGAATGTCAAAATGTTAATGTGATTGAGTACACAGGCCAAATGTATGAACTAGACACTGTTGTCTATGATGAATTACTTGATTGGGCTGTGTTAAAGCCAAAATATAAATTAGAATTGAAGCCTGCAAAATTTAAAAGAGGCTACCCTAAACTCGGAGAACAAATCAGTATGGTATCTTGGCCCTCCGATTATGGGATGGTTTATACAAAAGGTATTGTATCTGGCCGGCAGTATTTGAGCTATTATGTTCAAACATTTTGCTGGCTTGGATCCTCCGGCGCATCTGTTTTTACAGACGACGGAAAGTTTATCGGTGTGCTCCACGGCATCAAGGTTGGATTTTATTCTAGTTCTGGCGATGCCCAGCTACTCAACAATATGTGCTTAGTTCGTCCGCTTGCTAGCATTACCGATAAAGAATTGTACGAGGCACTCAGGGATTATGACGGAGGTGAAGCAAGGCACATTACTCATTGACCAAGGGAAGGTGGGTATTGTGGTTAGAATATATAAGATTGGCGCTACCTCTGAGGACGATGGAGGCAAGCAAAAAATACATTGGGATGAGTCTTATCACATTTACTATTCTGATGGGACGCATGCCTATATAAATAAGTCGGCATTCGATATCTTAGTTATCACTGAGGATATAAAAATCTTATGACTACTACTACCCCCCTCCCCCCTCCTTCTTCTTTTTTACTATTGGTGCGCTGATGTGATACTTGTGCCTTTCAATGATTATGAGATCGAGACCATGGATAAGTATTTGTGGCTCGATTATTGTATTGAACAAGCGTGGGCACACTATTACAAACGCTATTATGGAAAGATAAATCTATCGGAGGAAGATGATAAAATAATAATGCAAATAATGGAAACCATTTATGATTTCGAAGCAAAGATAATAGATTTGCTTGATTCTACTTACATAGATTTCTTTATGATAGACACGTACAAGGAGCAGAACAATGTTCGAAATTGGCCAACTCGTTTATGTTAAGTCTGTCAGTGATCGTGTGTACCTAGGCATGGTTATGAAGAATGTATTGTACCTCAACAACTTCGAAGATGCTTTCTACGAGATCTATCTTGTCGGTAGCGGAGAAAAGGTATCTGTCCCCGCTGCTTTTATTGTGCCCGTTCCAAAAGATAGGGCCTCGGAAATCACGGCATCCAACCCGAAGATCCCCTACTGGCCGGACGAAGATGAAAATTGACCTATTTATGGCTTTTGTAAACTATAAATTTGCGGACATTTTTAGTCCATCTTTTTCAAATTATAACTTAACGGACATATTTTGTCCATCTTTTTTAATGATTATTTTTTCATTATTTATTATATAAATAATGCGATCTGGACTTGACAAACAATATATAGTGTGATATAGTATATGTATAACGCATACGGTTCTAATTATTATAGGAGGAGACGATGATGTTACCAATAAATGTAGGCATATTCGCAGAATATGAAAAGCGATTTGAACAAAGACAAATGAATATGGTGGCTTGGTTTGCTTTGCAAAAGTTTGTAGAAACAATGGGTGACTACCCAGATCCAGACGATCCTGCTGTTGCAGCCCTACAAGATCAACTATGGGCTGAGATCATAGAGCAAATCGAGCGGGTTCGTGGCAAACAAGAAAACCAGTGAGGTCGATGATGCCTTATGAAAGATACCAAGATGTAAAAGTTGGAGATCTCATCTTATTATCAAAAGATAACTATGGTGCGATACGATACTTTGGAAAAATACAAGTTGTAACTTGGGTTCCAGAGAACTGGGCCGGAAGGACAAGAGTTGTCTATACCAGACAGAACGATTGGATCGAGGTTTATTCGTCTAAGCAAAATAAGACTTGGCAAGTTCGCCTCGGTGAGTTCGAGGTTTTAAAGAAAAATAAAAAAAGTTCTTGACAAATAACAGTCAACGAGATACATTGTATATATCAGCAATGATGCTGGTCAATCAACAGGAGGCATAGTGCCTAAAATCAGAACATGCAGAGAATGCGGTGAGGAGTTCGATAGTAACTCCAAGTGGAAACGAGAGGTCAAGGGATACATAAATGTATGTCCTTGGTGTACAGAGGAAATGGGTGGTGATCCAGCTCCAGAAATACGAGGCTTTGTAACTGGCTCAGGCAAGATGCAAGACATATCTTTTGTACGCTTTGAGAGCAAAGAAGAAGCCAACCAGTATAAGAAGGCGTGGTATGCGGCGTCAGGTGGCGGAGCGATCCGTAACGGACATAGGCTTAATAAGATTAAGTACGAACATGCTGGACATAATGGTGGAAACCCGAACCACAAAGGTAAAGCATAATGGCCTACAAACAGAACTGGAAACCTGATAAGATCAGTGCGAAAGAGGCTGCTGAACTATTGATGCGTGAAGCCGCAGACTATACTAATAATAGGTATACTGTTCAAGTTCAGACCGACGATGGCGGTACACACTTAGCCGTGATTGCCGAGCGAGACGAGGAAGGTAATGATCCTTATCACAAGGATATACTCCCTCGTTTTATGGGCTGGCGAATGGTCTGGTTTATGGTTCCTCACGGCTACATCGATACATTTATTGAGACCAAAAATGTCTGATCCAAATAAACTTGTTGGGCGACTTGTCAAGATTGCCGGTAAAATGGGCGTTATTACGCACTCAGAATACTTGGAGGAGCATGACATTATATCTGTTTCAATAGTTTTGAACGACGGCGAGAACTTTATATCGCATTGGCCGCAGATCTCTTATTTTTTGATATAAAAAATAAACTTTTTTCTTGACAAATGAAACCTAACGGGATACATTATAAACACCACACAGCATTGGAGGATTAATGCAAACAACATACAAACAAATCTTATCAGCAGCCCACAAAGTTCTTGATCGCATTGGAAGCAACTACCGTACCGGTAGGTGGGTGGGCAGTTTCGATGACTTTGTTACATACGACACATCACAGACGCTTACAGTCAAGATGGTCAGGGAACTACTTTCTTGTATTGAAAATGGTGAGGTAGACCTACCCATCTCCTTGGTCGGTCGAGATACTATTTATGTTGACACCGAGGTTTACGGTTGGTTAGGAGACAAACTATGAAGATCAAAACACGAAACTGGCACGCTGTGAATGCCCACCAACGCAAAGGTGGCTCACATACACACAAGCGCAAGCATCAGTCCAAAAATGCTTGTCGAAAGTCTAAATCCCAACGCTGGGCTAATGACTAACCTTGTGCGCATAACACACGATAATCTATACATAGGTGCAGAGGTGCGTGATCTTACGGCGTGCCCACCTGTTATTGGTTTTGTTACCGCCATTGAAGAATATGGATGGTTTTTTAATGAAAATAAGCAATGTGTTGCTT